AGATTTCTTTGACTTCTTTGACTTTCGTGACTTACGTCCAGATTTCTTTGACTTTCTAGATTTCTTTGACTTCTTTGACTTTCGTGACTTACGTCCAGATTTCTTTGACTTTCTAGATTTCTTTGATTTCTTTGATTTCTTTGATTTCTTGGACTTTCTAGATTTCTTTGACTTTCGTGACTTACGTCCAGATTTCTTTGACTTTCTAGATTTCTTGCTCTTACGGGACTTGCGAGGGGCAGAACGCTTGCTCTTCTTGCTCTTCTTGCTCTTGCGGGATTTGCGGGGGGCAGAACGCTTGCTCTTCTTGCTCTTCTTTGGAGCCTTAGACTTCTTTGGCGAACGTCTACGTTTAGGGGCGGGCGCAGATGATTCAGATGATGACGCAGCTGATTTAGCCTTCTTTTGAGACTTACGCTTAGGTTGAGAACGCTTAGTTGAACGTTTTACAGAGCGAGCTTTAGGTGAACGAGGTGATTTCTTATAACTTTTGCGACCAGCCATGTTTTGTTTATATTATTTAATAAATATTTTATTTTTTTGGAATTCAGCAAAAAATTAAACTAAAAAGATTTTGGATTAATTATACAATTTATAATTAATTTAATAAAATTTGATTTTGTAGTTGTCAATTATTGTTCTTAGATAGATTGGGAAAACTAAAATGAATTTTATTTTGAAATACCTTCAACGATGACGTTATTAGGGGGCGAAACCCCTCGTTGTTTTTCCATATTTTTAAGGTCTGCTTCTTTAATTGTAAGTAATTTAGTCATATCAATTCTTCCTTTTTCCGGTTCATTTAATCTGATTTCATGTAAAAGAATATTTTCTTGATTAGCTAATGTACTAATGTACTTTCTACATTGTCTGACATTTGTAAAAATACCTAAAATATTAGAATATTCAGTTTGAGATACTATATATACTTTTTGACCCATTTATTTATAAGTTTTAATTATAAATAAAATTTTCAATTTTAATTTATTCGTTTTTTTCTTTCAAATAATATCAATGATTTATATTCTTCCGTATTCATTAAATCTTCGTTAATAGGTAATATTTTACCAGACCATATTTTAGATATTGAATTTCTATCAATTTTACTATTATTTTCTTTTCTAAAATCATCAGTTATATCTTGTATTTTTTTATTTAATTTTTTCATTCTTAATAAATTTATAAATTGTTCATCGTTATAATCTCTTCGTGTTTTAGATATACTTTTTCCTAAATTAACTTTATGTTCATCTGAAAAAGTTAGACCATAAAAATGATGATTTTCACCTTTATGAGAATCACTTAATTTTTGTTTATATTCATCAGAAAATGTTTTACCATAAAAATGATGGTTTACTCCTTTATTTGATTCACTTATTTTGTCTTTATGAGCTTGTGATAATGATTTTCCATAAAAATGATTATTTTCTCCTAAATTTGCTTGACGTATTTTTTCTATAGCTTCAGGTGTATGTTTATATCCGGATATACCATCACTACCTTTTGTTAAGTTATAACCTCCTTCTTCCCAATATGTTTTATGTTCTTTAATCAATAAAATTTCAAGTACATTCTCATATTCAGTTTTACATACACATAAAACATTTATTTCAAAATTATCAATTTATATTTAATAAAAGCATTGTATAATTTTGAACAAGCATTATTTGTAGTATTTGTTAATAGCGATTCTTTATATTCATTACATTTTCTAATATGATTATTAAAACGATGATAAGCACCGTGTATTTCTAATCTCTTTCCTAAAAAATGTTTTGCTTTGCCAATGTAAGAAATACCATTTATTTTATTTGTAATTCTATAAATATCAGAGTAACCTTCTCTTAATTCGTAATTTTCAGTAATAAACTTTTTCATACTATTTTAATAAATTTTATTAAAATAATTTTTATTTTCAATTTTTAAGATATTCCATTAATTGTTTATACTTATCTTCAATTGAAACTTTCTTTGATTTTGTTGTTGTCCAATCTTTACCACTTTCTTTTTGTTTAGGATGTAATCTTCCACAACAAAATCCATCACCTTTTGTTTTAGTAACTGGTACATAATAACAATATTTTGGGATATTATTTATATCAAAATTTTCAGGTTTATTTTTATGTTTATAATCATCATTTTGTCTTAAAATATTAATTTCATTTTCATTTAATCCTTCAATATTTTCTTTTAAACAATCTTCATTGTTAATTTCATCTACATATTCATATCTTGCTAATTTAAGAATTTCAATGAATTCTTTCTTTAATTTTTCTGCTTTTTCTTCTAATTTTCCATTTATACAATGTCCTACAAATAATTTAGGTTGAGTTATAATTAAATTACGTAAATGTTTTTTTGCTAATTCAAACTTACACTTAGTTGATAAATCTTTAGTTGAAGTTGTTTTCCAAATATATATATCTTTAATTTCAACCATCCATCTATCTCCATGACTTCCATCATCTTTAATATACCAAATAAAAGTTGGAATATTTTGAGGATTAATTCCACAATTTTCTGGTAAAATTACATTTCTTTTTCTTTTTGATTGATTTTGATTTTGTATTGTTTGATTAGCGTATCTTAAATTTTCTCTACGATTATCTTGTTTAATTTGATTGACGTGGTCAATTGATATATCAGTAAACGGTTTTATAATATGATGTAAATATTTTTCTTTATAATCATCTTTACAAGATACATAATTATTTCTTAAAAAGAAAGTACTATTAGGTAATTTTTCTAATATGTCAAAATTAAATACAAATGGTAGTTTATTATTTGTTTCAGCAACTACGTATCTTTTATCTTTGTAATTTACTAATGTATAATTGTTTTTTCATATTTATGTTTTTAAATATAAAAATTAAAATATTCAATTTTTTTGAACGAAATGGATTTTAATGTTTTGTAAAATGTAATAAAATAATACAGAATAAACAGATTGCTTAGTTTGAGTAAGCTAATCCGCCCATTCCTGCCATAATTCTTCGCAAATACCCTACTTTTCAGTATATTTATCAGGATTTAACCTAGGGGCTAGACTATATCTTAAGCAAATTCTTACGAAATCGCCCACTAACATTTAGTCGTTGAACCTTCACCCGCAAATAACACATAGTTATTTGGTTGGGTGCTTGGATGCGGATTGTCCAATCCTTCACATTTTTACCATTGGGTTCGGCTATTAACCGAGTTCCTTTTAAATGTTTCCAAATAAAAGTGGTAGTGAAGGCTCTAAGGAGGTTCCCGCAGTTTGAAAGTGTCGCAAAATATCTTTGACAACCTATAGTTAGTCAAAAACATTCCACTAGCAAACCAATTTCTTGATTTACTTTTTGTGTCCAAAAATTAAACACGTTGTAGTTAACAGCATAGACTCGGAGTTGGACCGGTGAAGTTGCAGTGGTGAGGTCTAGAAGAAGAGTGGCATTGTCAATTCGGGACATGTTGACAGTTCCAGAAGGTTGATGTTGTTCAGGGTTAAGAGCAAATGAGTACACATAGATACCGGTGGCAGGGCATCGAGTGTGATGTTGATAAGGTTGAACAACGTTAAAGTAGGTAGCATCACGAACTGAGAATCGATCTTGTCCGTTGAGTTGGAGTTTAGCAGATGCAAGACAATCATCACCAACGTATTCCTTTCCTGAGGTGTTGGCAGAGTTGGTGTAATCAGCCCATCTGTTCTTGTTAGCAGCAACGTTTGAGTTGAGTTGTAGAACCCAGACAAGTTCTTTACATGGGTGGTTAAGAGCAAGCTTTGACTTGACAGCAGAGTTGCTGTAAGATTCAGCTCCAGTGAATTGGAGTTGCTCAATTAGGTATTCGTGTTGAACTTGAGCAAATTGACGACGCTCATCGGTGTCTAGATAGACGTAGTCAATGTAGAGAGAAGCATTGGAGATGCTTGGGACTCCAGATGATGGAGCACTACCAGTGGAGGTAATGTAACATTCAGATGCAGCACGGAAAGAGATGTTGAACTTGACTTCGTGATATTGTAGAGCAATAAGCGGAAGAGCAAGACCAGGGTTTCTACAAAACCAGAACTGGAAAGGAATGTAAAGAGTGGTGGCAGGAATAGCGGCAGCAGGGGTAGTGAGAGCAACAGTGGAACCAATCATAACGTTATAACCATCCTCCTTTTCAGCAGTTTGGGTAAGTTCGTTCCAGATATTGAGCCAGTCACCGTAGTGACGGTCAATTTCTTGTCCACCGATTTCAATGTTAACATAGTCAACTAAAACGTGCCCAATGTTACGAGTCCATGAGGCAGTTCCTGATGCCATAGTCATAGCTGGGAGATCAACTTGAAGGTAGACCTTGTGAATAAGATCACCGTTTCGGGAAACAGTGCAAGAAACTTTACGTCCGAAGTCAACAGTTCCATTAAAGGTCTGTTCAATAGCTTCGAGAGCAAAGTTAGTGTGACGTCTATAGACGACTTTGAAAACGTTTACACCCTACCTTTCGGTATATTTATCAGGATTTAACCTGGGGACTAGACTATATCTTAAGCAAATTTATAATAAATTCACCCATTACCATTTAGTCGTTGAACTGCATTCATATTATAAGAATTTAAATATTCTAATGACATATTGTATTTTTCTTCATCTGTAAATTTCTTAGATGTAAAATATTTGGTCTTTAAATCTTTTATCAAAATCTCTTGTTGTTTAACCAATATATTTTTTACCAGAAGGTGAAGTTAGACAATATATTACTCCCATTAAAATTAAATGGGGGTTTAAATATTCATTTTTTATAACTTAGAACTTGGCTGCGGATTGCCCATTTAAATCTAAACTATGTTTAAATTTTATCTTAAAAATTATTACCATACCCAAGTTCTATTCTTGGCCATTAATATTTTTCAATATTAACTTGGTATTTTAAGCTTTAGGGGTTTCCCGCAATTTGATAATGTCGCAAATCTAAAATTAGATTCACTAGTAGCTGAATTATTAGTCAAGGGATAAAACTGGCAAGGTTCAATGACTAATATAGGAATTACAACAGATTTTTATATAACATATCCTAATAGTTATATCTGACTACTTTTCTACTCAATTTTTTTAAGTAATTTGTGGGTTACCTGTACATTACCCAAATACCTTATTTTTCAATAAGGAGTAGACTATATCTTATGAAGAATTGTTAATTTTTAGATTAGCAAAATCTATAGTTAATAAATCTCCCGAAAACCATTTAGTCGTTGAACCTTCTTCTTTAAATTTTTCTAATTTTATTATTATATTTTCTATTTGATTTATATCAATTTCTTTTTTAGATGAATTGTATTTTACTGTAGCTGGCATCATATTTGACCAGTTCCAACATTTTAATTTTTCATCACCAATTGTTA